GCTTCACGGCCCCTCTGATAGCGGTTAAAATTTGTGACATCTGGTTTTAACATTGTGCTGCCCCCCATTGTTTATCTCTGGCTGCTTCATAAAAATCTCTGAAGTGAGATCTTTCTTCATCTGTATATATGAGGCACTGCCAAATATAATTTATGTCAAACCCTCTGCTTTCATCACGATTGTAAAAGACATTATCTGTGTCATCATAGGCAACGTGATCTAGGCAGACTGTCTTAGCTGCCTTTCCTAGTGGGACATATACATAACGTCCGACTAAATCCTTCAGCATGATTTCGCCTTTTGGTGACGCATCAAACCTAATTTTATCTGATAGTTTATATTTCATATTATATTCCTTTCTAAGTGATAGTGGGGACGCTTGGCCCCCAGTATTTTATGCTCCCCAAATTTGGTCAGCAATTTCAATCGGAGTTTTGTTTGGGTTTTTCATCAGATTTCCGCATGGGAACAAAACATCTTCATCCTGCATGTAGATGCCGACATACCCAGTTTTAGGGTGCAACGCGCCAATCATATCATCACCATAATCTTTTATGATTTCGACGCTGCTGGCTGATATTGTTTCTGTTTTTAACATTACGCTGCCTCCGAATCAAATAGGCTATCGATGTGATCCATGCGAGCCACAACCCATGTGTTTGCTTTTGCCAGTGCTTCGGCGAGCGCATCGCTTGAGTGCGGTAAAGTGCGGTATGCAGTTTCGATCATAACGCCCTCTGTTTTGTGAGCGCCTGCATATGCTTCTTTGCGGTCTATTGCGTTCATGGTGTAGTTCCTTTCTAAATAACTATATACATCATATAGGGGACTACATGCAGTATTACAAGTGCATTAGATAAAAAAGATTTAGGCCATGTCCAGCTTGACTGGGAGATACCATCCCTTGCGCCTGTCTCTCTCGCCTTCATTGAAGTTTCGTTCCCAGCGTAGGATGTTCACTTCCTCGCTTTCTTCTGATGCAATCATGCAGGCGACCATGACGGCTATGGGATCTCCACCGCCGGGCCAGAGTAGGAAGTCATCTGGGCTGAAGCCTTCCATAGCCTTGCGAGCTGTGGCGATAGCTTTGGCTGGATTGAACTGCGGCTTGTCTTCAGGCTCGAAGACGATCTTGAGCTTACCGTATCTGGCTGCGTCTGTGAGGTCTGGTGTCCACCCGAATTTATTCTCTCTAGGTCGTGACACGATATAGACTGTGCTGGTCATTTTATATTCCTTTCTAAGTGATGTTGAATTGCTGGTATCACGGCCATGCACAGATATAAACTGTAAATTGATTAATGGCATTAACGTCATATTTATGGCATAGACCAAATCTGCCATAATTCATTCAACTGATACTCCTTATTTATATAGTATATATTATATTATTATTATTATTATTATATATATGTCATACTGTCATACCCCCTCCCTCACCCCTACACTGGGGGGTACTAGGGGGGGGTGTAAAATAGTATTAGAGTACATGCCATAAATGCCATAAATGCCATAAATACTTAACGTGTTGGTATTGTTGAAGGAAACAGTGATTTTAGGCATGTCATAAATACTGCCAATAAACATGCCATAAATAAAAACCCCACCTTTTGAGGGGCGGGGTCATCGTGTGGGTGGCCGTTGATATGCATGTCGTTTGGCGCAGTCTGGTAGCAACGTAACCAATCAAAACAACCGCCATTCCCGTGGCAAAGCGTATTTTTATTAGATTAAACCACCCACTTGTAGACTTAGATCACACCTTGTTGGGGGGGTAAAGTGGGTTTCTTAGATACAATATATTTAGTTTCGAGTGACGGTTTAGATCCCCAAACTGTCCAAATGAAATCCATTGTTCCGCTCTTGCCGCGCTCTGGTGACATAGCTGGTCGCCATGACATTGCCATGACCGCCAGTGGCCTAGTTCTGTTGAACAGCTCGTTACGCTTCGCTGCGTGCCAGTAGGTGGCCTTCAGTAGCATAGCAAAGGGAACCTCTCTAGTAACGGCTTTTTCTATGAACTGTTCAGCTAGATTAAATGGTGGGTTTGTGATGATCGATTGGGGCCACATTTCTGATTTAAGGAAGTCCACCTTACTTAGTCCATATCCACGGCTATACTTATCTGATGAATAAACCTCATACTTTTTAGACCGCAGAACTTTTGTTATGGCCCCATCGCCACAGGCTGGCTCCCATACTGATAGCCCCTCGAACAGCCAGCCGAACTCATCAAGTAGGGCAATGGTGCATTCAGGTGGTGTGGCGTAGAAGTCAGCGGCGTTCCTACCGTGTTGGTTGGATTTTCCGCCTATCATGGTTGAGGATTTCATGTATTGCCGCCTTGAAATTTAATTGTCTCGACTTTTAGCTCTGGTTTTTCGGCAATAAGTTCTGCCCCACAACTGAGATAACCACAGCCATCCTGCCAATGATCTGCATTTTCGGGAGTTGACTTGATCCTAGCAATTTTCAGGAGCGTCATCATGACCCCAACTTGATGCGGTTCGATTGGCGTTTCCAAGAAAACTGACCAGAGCTTTGCGATGGTGGTCAGGTTGGATTCCATGTCACCGTGCTGTGCTGCGCGATCTTTTGTGACGTACTGCTTTGCGGTGTCGAGGATCTCTGATCTTGTATATTTTGTCATTTTTTCTCTCCGACTAAATTGTATCTGGCGATGTAATCTGAGACGCCTTGGTAGGTTATGTTGAGGATGTTAGAGATGTCTCTGCGGCTCCTGCCCTCACCCAGCAGGGCTTCGATCTTTTCGGCCTTGGGTGGCAGGACAACACTGCGGCCATACTTTCCGAAGTCATCGGCCCCTCCTATTGTTCCCCAAGTCTTCCTTGCACGGGCATTTTCTGCCTTGGCCGTCAGCTTCATTTGGTGGATCATGTTGTTCATCTTTGAGTCCTTTCTCAATTAATTGGTGGGGCGAAGTATGCGAAGCGTGGACGCCCTCTGGCCCCTTGGTTTTGGTCCCGGCACTCTATGCCCCGGTCTGTCTGTAGTGCGTCCAGAACGTCCGCACGTTTGCGTCTGTCCATATTAGCGAAGGCTGAGACGCTGCGCGACAGGTCACGCTCAGTTAGTCCACCTAGTCCAGCCTTTTCGATACGGGCATAGACTGCCTTACAGGCTGCATCGAATGGGCCTTCGGCCATGTTCGAGCGGAACATTTCGATAGTTTGCTTGGCGTAGTAGTTAACGTAGTCGATTGACCACGCCATTGCGTCTGCGCCGATTTCATCTTGTCCCATTGATCTTGCCACGATCAGCGACAGGCGCATAGCGATCTCTCTGGATCTATTGTACATGGCCTCTAGACCTGTGCCTGTTTCCTTTTTGATGGCGGCTACTAGGCGCTCTTCGTAGTCGCGCAGGAGCTTCTTGGCCTCTGGGGTGAAGACAACTTCGATTGGGTGGGGCGGCATATCGTTGATGTTGCCTGCATCTAGGTCACCTTCGTGGGCGTTTGCGTGTTCCTTTGCCCAAGCTGACAGCCTATCAGAGATAGATGAGCGGCGCTTTTCTTGGGATAGCTGGACGCCAATATCTGATTTGACGATCAGGAAACGGTTTAGAAGACCAGAGGCCACGTCACCACCACCGATTGCCTGCATGAACTCAGAGGGCGTTGACATGCCGACTAGGGTTAATGACGGGCGCTTAACTACGGTTTCGAGCTTTGCTGCCTCAGAAGACTTCATTGTGTTTGTTGCGTATCCCTGCTGCCTTAGAACGCCGTCTTGGCGGCCAAAACATTCCATGATGGAGGTGAGGGCGTCTGCCTTGTGCTGCATACCCTTTGCTGCGGCGGCTTTAAGCTGACGGCCCAGCTCATCAACTACAGAGACGTGGGTGGGCTTTTTTGTGAGGGTGGACATAACGCCTGCACCACTGGTGTATCCAGATGGGCCGATCAGCTCTTCTAGGCCAGACTCTTCAAGCAGCTCTTCTAGGACAGTCTTTGTGTGTTCTTTTCCAGATCCAGTCTCGCCAATGTTGAGGAAGTACAGGCTGGTGAAGTTGCGCTGATCTGTAACCCAGCGCCTGCCCATTGCCACTGACCCGAAAGCTAGAGCGCACTGAACAGCGAACTGAGGCTGGGGCTTGATGGCGGTGACGGTGTAGTAATTGACCACATCTTGCAGAATGCCGGGTACTGACAGCAAGTCTTCGGGTACTGTATTTAGTGGTAGGTCCGCCTGTTTGGGCTTGGACATAATGTTGGCGGCTACCTTTGCGCCGTGTTCGATGGCCTCACGATCATATTCGTGGTTTGGATCTTGGGTGACGTTCATCATTTGGGCCGCGTCTTTAACTGCCTTGCTGACGTTACCCATGTGTTCGTACTGACACCACAGCTCGAAGGCGTCGAAGGTGTGTGCCGAATCAAACGGATCTGATGCGTGGTGGCTATAGGCACGGCCATCATCAAATAGCTTTACGCCGGCCAACTTGGAGGTGGAGTTTGGCGACAGGTATCTGCCACGCGATGTTGGCTTGTATCCGTATTGAATTAGTAGGGTGTGCATGTCGTGAGTTTCATTGAACTGGTCAATTACTGACGTGCCTTCACCTTTTGGGCGGGGCTTGCGGGTTGGCTGGAACTCTGCCTTTTTTTTCCACGGGCATATGTCTTGGAGCTGTGGGCGAAACTTATCCCAGTCTCTCCAGAGGATCAGGAGCTGGGTCGGTAGTTCTGGCAATCCATCGAAGATTGACCTGCCTGCCCACTCGTATGGACGGCCAGTGTCGGGGTGGATAGATGGGGGCAGAACGTCTTGCACTGAACCAGCTCTAAGCTCGAAGACCACTTCGGTCTTGCGTGGATCGTCTTGGACTGGCCACGATATCTTGTGGGTGATTAGATCTGCGGGTGCTTTGAAGATCAGCTTGCCACGGTTTTCACGCCCAATGATTTGGGGTGCGGACTGCATAAGTGCGGAGAAGTCTATTCCCAGCTCTTCAAAGATGATCTTTGTCCATTCGACGTTATCGATATCAACGGCGCATGTGCCGCTGGCTCCATGTAGTAGACCTACATTATGGTTTGGATTCTGCTCGTAATACAGCCGCGCTGCATCAGGATCAGACAATGCCTTCTCTGGTTGCTGCCATCCAAATCTCGTTGGGCCTTTTGAGCCTGCGGGGATCGTGACTAGATACCAACCAAGTTTCGAGCAATAGTCTTCAACTGGGAATTTCATTCTGCCTCGCTTAGATATTCGCTAAGTTTTTTCCACGTTGTAAGGCTGATTTGTTCGTTGCCCGTGGCGATTGATTTAACAGTGGGGTGGGATAGGCCACACCGCTCTGCCACGACAGTCAGGCGGCGATCTTGGAGCGCGACCCTAATATCGTCTATTGGTATTAGTTTTTGCATTTTTCACCTTTTTTGCGATTATGTACAAAAATATCTTTACAGGCTGCAAATCTTTCTGTAAACCGATTTCTGTAGAGAGTGTGAAAAAGAGAATCGAAAGGAAATTGCAATGAGCAATATCGATGGATTGGCCTCCCAGTGGCTAGAAGTAAAGGCGTTAGAAAAAAAGATTATCGCACAGCGCCACGCGATAGAAGAGCAAATCACTGAGGCACTAGAAGCCAAGGGTGAAGGCTCCATTACCCACAAACTTGATGAGCATAAGATCACGCTGACACAGCCTGTGTCTCGCAAGGTTGACGCCATCGTTTGGGAAAAAATCAAACATAAAATTCCTGAGAACATGCACCCGGTGAAGGTGACATTATCGGCTGACGCGGCTGGCTGCAAATATCTGGTGGAGAAAGAACACCGGATGTGGGCCAAGATTGCTGATGCCTTTGAAACTAAGCAGGGCAAGATCGGCGTTAAAGTCGAGGTTCTGTAATGACCTTCTGGTACATGCTGGTGGTCACTTACTCTTTGGAAGTTAACGGCGCTCACGAAAATGAATTTCGTGTCGCCTTTGAAAACCAACCATCCTGCGCTGCGGCGATGGATAAAATATACCCCGTAATCTACGCGGAGTACCGGGACAGTATGGCGCAATGCATAAAGACAGATGTGCCATCGAAATCAATGAGGCCAAAGATGCGGCCTAAGAATTTAAAAAAGGAGAAGTAAAATGGAGAGAACAATGGATGAAATTTTAGATGAGGTTTTCGGCCTTGTATTTGGGAAGGATTGGTAATGGCTTGCTTAATTGAATTGACATTGATGGGTCAACACGATGGCGAAGATCACGGAGTAGTGGTCGTTAACATGGATCAAGTTGAACACTTTAGGACTGTTAAAGAATCAGAGGTTTGGATGACGGCATTATATTTTAAGGGGTATGAGCTGTTCGTCAAAGAAAATCCTCTTACAGTCCGTTCAAAGGCAACAGACAGGGATAACAATCATGGCTATTAATCTTAAATCACTGTCGAAGCCTACGGGCCAACGACCAATCATTGCCACGCTCTTTGGTGAGGGCGGCATGGGCAAGACCACGCTGGCGGCTATGTTTCCCAATCCTGTCTTTATCCGTACAGAAGATGGTACGGCTAGTCTGACAGGTAATGACAGCGTCAGCATGTTTCCGCTGGCCACGTCCACTCAGGATGTTCTGGATGCGATTGAGGCTCTGGCAACGGAGAAGCATGAACACAAGACACTGGTCATCGACAGCATCACGCAGTTGGCCACGCTGATTGAGAGCGAGATTGTGGCGTCTGATCCTAAAGCCAAAAGCATAAACCAAGCTGGCGGTGGATACGGCGCGGGATACAGCACGGCTGCTGAGAAGCATCGGCAGATCCGCGAGTGGGCTGGGTCACTTGCATATGAGCGCGACATGAACGTGATCTTCATTGGCCACGCTGACACTGAGACGTTGGACTTGCCAGACATGGACCCATTCGCACGGTACACGGTGCGGATGCATAAGAAGTCTATCCCACACTACACTGACAACTGCGATCTCGTTGGATTAATCCGACTGAAGACATTTGTCCGTGGCGGTGAGGGCGACAAGAAACGTGCGATTAGCACTGGGGAGCGCGAGATTATCTGCTTCCCACAGGCATCGTCAGTTACTAAAAACCGCTTCAACATAAGCGAACCTCTGCCGTTTACGTTTGACGGCGGCAACCCTTTTGCAGACTTTATAACAGAGTAGGAGAAACTCAAATGGACTTAAATGGATTTAACGCACTGGAAATCGAACCAGCAACATCATACGAACCGCTACCTGCGGATTGGTACAAGGTTGTCATAACTGACACCGAAGAAAAGCCAACGAAGGCGATGACTGGCTCATACCTTCAGCTCACGATTGAAGTGATCGATGGCCAACATGCGGGTCGCAAGGTGTTTGATCGCCTTAACTTGAAGAACCCGAACAGCGTTGCTGTTGAGATTGCCCAGCGCAGTCTGTCCAGCATCTGTCGCTCTATCGGTGTCAACAATCCGAAGGACAGCATGGAGCTGCGCGACAAACCTCTGATGGTTAAGCTGGCAGTTAAGCCAGCGGACGGACAGTACGGCGCGTCTAACGACATCAAGGAGTATGCAGCGGCTGGCGGTGCGACTGCGTCACCAGCTCCTGCGGCTGCGGCTGCTAGTGGTGGCACAGCTACGCCACCTTGGAAGCGATAGTTCTTTTCTATGATGGGGCGGCTGGTCTGCCCCATTTTATGAATAGAAGGAGGGTACAATGCTAGAATATATCGTGATAGTTTTCATCATTAACCTATCGTTAAACATGATGGGGGTGTTTCAATGAACCTTGAGCCAATGGCCACGCCAGAGACGATTGAGGCGATTTACCAATACTACAAAGACAGGCGCAAGAATGAGCATCGGCCACACTTGGGCGGAAGCCAGATCGGCAACGATTGCAGCCGCGCTCTGTGGTATCAATTCAGACATGCTTGGCGTCCTAGCTTCGATGGTAGGATGCTTCGTCTTTTTGAGACGGGTGACCGTGAAGAGGATCGGGTGGTGTCAAACCTTCGGGCTGTCGGCGTTAAGGTCTGGGAGAAAGATCCAGACACTGGATTGCAGGTTAGGTTCGAGGCTTGCGGCGGTCACTTTGCATTGAGCTTAGACGGCGTGGGTGAGGGGTTTAAGGAAAGCAGCAAGCCACACACCTTAGAGTTTAAGACGATGAACGAGAAGAACTTCAAGGCTCTGAAGAACCTTGGATGCAAGAAGTCCAAGCCAGTGTATTGGGCGCAGTGTCAGATCGGGATGCACTTGGCGGGGATCGACAGGTGCTATTTCTTTGCGGTCAACAAGAACACAGATGAGATGTACGGCGAGCGGATTAAGCTCGACAAGGCGGAGGCCAAGCTGTTGGTCAGCAAGGCTGAGAACATTGTGTTTTCGGCAACACCACCCTCTAAGCTGCACGAAGACCCAAGCAACTGGCAGTGCAAATTTTGCAGCTACTGGGCTGTCTGCCACGGGTGCAAGATCCCAGAGGTGAGCTGTCGGACGTGCAGCCATGTGACGCCTGAGAAGAATGGGACGTGGAGCTGCGCCAAGGGCAAGCCTGTTGAGACGTGCAGCGAGCATTTGTACATCCCACAGATCATGCCGAAAGATTTTGTTGTGACGGACGCTGGTGATGATTTCGTTGAATACGAGGATCAGGA